AAATGTCATCCAAGGAGCCGGCGCTGGGACGTTAATCAGCACGGTTCCAAAAACTGTCACAGTTACGCCGGTCACTGCAAGAATCTCGGTCGGCCGTGTTGTTGGGACGAATCCAGCTTTCGCTCAGGCGCAGACTAGTTCCGCGCAGATTCTTGTTCAACGCGTCATCGCAACGACGCCGCGGACAGTTTCGGTTACGCCTGCAAAAGCGTCGCTAGTAATTTCCGCAGCAACCCTTATTTCTGCCGTCCCGTCAACTGTTACTATTAGCACCGCTCCTGCGTCGGTTCGGACGTCTGCTGTAACCGTTTTCATCAAGGCCGGTTCTTGGGTTCGGTATATTGAACTCGGGCCATGAGCACTACTGGAATTTGGAATTCCGGGCGATGGGATGAATCTTTCTGGGGTGGGCTCGGATTAAGACTTGGAACAGTACCAAAAACTGTTTCGGTAATCCCATCCCCAGCCCGCGTAATTGCGGGCTCTTTTGTTGCCACAAATCCCGCCGCGGTATCGGCGATAACGAGCAGAGCTGGGTTCTTTCTTCAGCAAATTGTCCCCGCTTCTTCAGCTTCAGTCACGTTTCAAAGCTATTCCGCGCACGTTGTTCAGAATTTTATTATTTCCGGCATTCCAGCAAAGGTCCCCATCCAAACTCGTCATGCTGGGGTGTATAATTCCACCCCAAAGCAAGGTGTAACTCGCTACACTGTTCCCGGCTGTTTTATTCGAGCAGAATATGTCCAGTGTTGAAATCATCTGGGAACCGCAGCCGGGTCCGCAGACGGATTTGGTGACTTGCCCCGTTTTCGAAGTCTTCTACGGCGGCGCTCGGGGCGGTGGAAAGACGGACGGCTCGCTCGGGGACTGGTTTGGACATGCTGGGCAATATGGTGAAGCTGCAATCGGCCTATTCGTTCGAAGAAAGCTGACCCAGCTTTCTGAAGTGATCGCTCGGGCAAAAGTTCTCGGCCAGAAAATCGGCGCTCGTTGGTACGAGCAGAAGAAAGAACTCCTCATGCCGAACGGCGCGAGGTTGAAATTTGCCTATCTTGAGCGCGATTCCGACGCGGAAGAGTACCAAGGCCACAACTACACCCGCATCTACGTCGAAGAAGCGACGAATTTTCCGTTTCCTGAGCCGATTATGAAGCTAAAGGGAACGCTGCGAAGTGCCGCGGCGGTTCCTTGCGGAATGCGTCTTACCGGAAACCCCGGTGGCCCCGGCCACCATTGGGTGAAAGCCCGCTACATTGATCCCGCGCCGCAGGGTTACAAAGTCATCAAAGAATCCGAGGACGTTGAAATCGAGCCCGGCGTCTTTGTCCGGGCGGAGATTGACCGGGTTTTCATTCCATCCAAACTGCGAGACAATAAGCTGCTTCTGCAAAGAGATCCGACGTATGTAATGCGGCTTCGGCAGACGGGCTCGGAGGCTCTTGTTAAGGCGTGGCTCGAAGGCGACTGGAACGGCGTTGATGGGACATTTTTCTCCGAGTTCTCGGAAGAGAAGCATGTTATTTCCGGCAAGCTGGAGCTTCCGCCGCATTGGACGCGGTTTCGCGCGATGGACTGGGGTTCTGCCGCGCCTTTCTCGATTGGCTGGTATGCTGTTTCGGACGGTTCCATTCCTTCCATTGCCCGGGACTGCATTATCAAATTCGCCGAGTGGTACGGCTGGAACGGGAAACCGAATACCGGCCTAAAAATGTCCGCGAACATGGTCGCGCAGGGCGTGATGAACCGGGAAAAGCCGTTCGGCACGATCATGTACGGCGTGGCGGATCCGAGCATTTTCGCTAATAATGGCGGTCCCAGTATTTCCGAAATGATGCTGGTCGAAGGGTGTGCTTGGTTTCGCGGCGATAATGCCCGCCAGCCGGGTTGGGAACAGATCAGAAAGCGCCTCGCCGCCGAGCAGCCTTTGTTGTTGTTTCACGAAAGCTGTGAACATACAATCCGAACCCTTCCGTATCTTCAGCACGACGAAAGAAATAACGAAGACCTCGATACGGATGGAGAAGACCACGCCGCGGACGAAACTCGGTATGCTATCATGTCCCGCCCGTTGACGCAGGATGAGAAAAAGCCCCGGCAACTCTTTTCCTGGAACACGGCACAGGCGATGCCTACTATTAACCAACTAATCGAAACGTCCCGCCGTCGGCGGCTTGCTGAAACGGAGCCTTATTAAATGGAACCCGTCGAAACCCTTGAAGAAGCCGATGCTCCGGAGGCAAAGTTTTCCCCCGAGGAAGAGGCGTTCGCCCGAAAACTTCTCTCCACCGTGACCGAGCGGGAGGAAAGTTTCAAGAGCGAAAAAGGCTGGTGGAAAGACGCGGAGAAAGCTGTCGATATCTACGACGCCGTGGATGAGAAGACGCCGTTTAACATTCTCTACAGCAACACGGAAGTGCTGCTTCCCAGCATTTTCAGCGCCAGCCCGAAGCCGGATGTTCGCCCCCGTTTCAATAAGCAGCAACTCGGCCCGTTGGTGGAAGTGCTGAATCGCTTTCTCACGGTCGCCGCCGATAACGGCACGCCGGGGGCAGAAACCCTCGAAATGGCGTTGCAGGATTCTGTCCTTTCCGCCCTAACCGCCGGGGCTGGCTATGTCCGGATTCGACAAGTAGAGAATGCCGCCTTTCCGATCAAGTTTGAGTCAGTCTATTACAAGAATTTCCTCTGGGCCAAGGGCCGGAAGTGGGAGAAACTCCCCTGGATCGCTTTCAAGCACGAAATGACGAAAGAAGCCTTTGCCAAGCAGTTCGGCATTGGCGAGGATGATCTTGCTGAGAATTACACCATCCCTGAACAAGTGGAGGACGACGACGACTCGAAGCGGTCGGATTGCTGCGTGTATGAAGTCTGGTACGCGCCGACGAAGACGGTGTATTTCCTCTGCGACCGGTGGAAAGGCGTTCTCGCGGAAAAGTCCCCGGACCCGCTCGGGCTGGCGCAGTTTTTTCCTGTTCCTGGCATTCTTTCCTTCACGAAAAAGCCTGGAAATCTAATCCCCACCACGCTTTATCGCTACTACCAGCAACAGGCGGAGGAGCTTAATCGCGTTTCAACCCGGCTCAACAAGGTTCTCGCCGCAATTCGAGTTCGCGGGGCATACAATAATCTGCTCGGTGAAGAACTGAAGAATATTCTCAGTACCGACGTTGATAACGGGCTTGTTCCGGCGCAGAATTCGGCCGCGCTGGGACAGATGGGCGGCTTTGATAAAAACATCTGGCTGCTTCCGATTGACATGCTGATTCAGGTCGCGGCGGAACTTTACAAAGCCCGCGAAGCGATCAAACAGGTCATCTACGAACTGACGGGCATTTCTGACATTATCCGCGGTAGTTCCGTTGCCTCCGAAACCGCCACAGCGCAGGATTTGAAGAGCAAATGGGGCACCGTTCGCCTGCGGAAGATGCAGGGGATGGCCGCGAATTATTCCCGCGACCTTTTCCGCCTAGCCGTGGATGCCGCTTCCCAAGCTGTGCCGCCGGAGCAGTGGAAGGAAATCACGCAGATTCCACTTCCCACCGCGGAAGAAAAAGCCGTCGCTCAGAAGCAGCTTCAGTATTCCCAAATGGTCGCCATGCAGACCGGGCAGCAGCCGCAAATTGACCCGAAACTGCAAGAGGCCGCGCAGGCCCCTTCTTGGGAAGAGGTTCTTGCTCAGATCAAATCCGACCTGGACCGGACGTATGTGGTGAATATCCAAACGTCCTCCACGATCGACATTGACACCGCCGCGGAAAAGCAGGAAGTGGCGGAATTCATGAACGCCCTCGGCCAGTTCTTCTCCGGCGTGCAGCCGCTGATGATGATCGGGCCGCAGGGTTTTGAGATTATGAAGCAAATGCTCGCGGCATTTGCGTCTCGCTTCAAATTTGGCGTCCCGCTGCTGGATGCGATTCAGGCAATTCAGCCGCCGCCACCGCCGCAGCCGGAAGCTCCGCCGCCCGATCCGGAACTTCCTGCAAAGCAAGCCGCGGCGGAAGCGAAAGTCCAGCAAATCCAAATGGACATGCAAGTTGCGCAAGCGAAGCAACAGCTTGAACTGGAAAAGCTCCAAATGGAGCGCGAGAAGCTGCAAATCGAGCGGGAGAAGATGCAGATCGACATTCAAAAGTCCCGTATGCAACTCCAAGCTATGCAGGCGAAAGCCGCAATGGCGCCGGTGCAGGAGAAGACGAAAAATGCCGCTGTACCAAACTAAATGCCCCGGCTGTGGTCGGGAGGCGAGTATTTTTCGAAAAATCGCCGAGCGGGATAGGATCGAGCCTTGTTATTGCGGCTCGCTGCCAAGCCGCATTCTCGTCGCCCCCACAGTGCGGCCCGAGATTTCCGCCTACATTTCACCCGCTACCGGCGAGCTAATTGACTCTCGCGCAAAACGCCGGGAGGATTTGAAAAAATCCGGTTCCCTCGAATGGGAGCCGGGCATTAAAGAGGACATTACCCGCCGAAGAAAAGAGCGGGATGAAGCCGTCCTCAAAAAGGCCGACGAGACTGTGGATAACATGGTCCGTCATTTCGTAAGCACTGGCGCATTGGAGACCTAAGATGGATGAGAACGAAGTTAACCCCGCGATTGAAAACGAGTCGCAGGATTTTGACCTAGACGCCGCGATTACTGCGGTGAGTGAAAAAGTCCTCGCGGGCGAGAAGTCGGAGCCGGAAACGGCCGAACTTCCGCTCGGCGAAACTGTGCCCGCTGTTCCTGCGGAGCAGAATGAGGGTACGCCCGCGGTTGCGATTAAGCCTCTTCCCAAAGCCTGGAAGAAGGACATGGCTTCCCACTGGGAAAAACTCCCGCCGGAAGTCCATGAGTATGTGTACGCTCGCGAAGCGGACGTTATGCGGGGGATCCAACAGTATCAAGCCAACGCGCAGCAGTGGAACGCCGTTATCCAGCCATTCGCACAGGTGTTTCAACAAAATCCCGGCGTCCAGCCGGTGCAGTTGATGCAAAACCTGATGAACGCGCATATGACCCTGCTCTCCGCTCCCCCCGAGCAGAAACGGGCGTTTGCGCAAAAAATGCTGCAAGACTACGGGATCAATCTCGCCCCCGGCGAAGCCGGCGCAGCCAATCCGCTCGAAAGTGAACTGCACGCCTTGCGGCAGGAGCTTTATTCTCTAAAATCTGGCTTCACGGATACGCAGCGGAAGGCATACGAAGCCGCGGTCGCCGATCAGCGTAAGCAGGTTGACGCCTTTTTCTCGGATCCAAAGAATGAGTTTGCAGAAGAACTTCAGGCTGACATTCTGAGACTTCTCCAAACTGGGGCGGCGACTGACCTCCCCACGGCTTACGAACAGGCGCAGTGGTTAAATCCCGCGGTTAGAGCTAAACTCCTTGCCAAACAGCAAGTCGAGAAAGCCGCAGGACAGCAAATGCCCGCGCAGGGAAAGAAGTTCCCGAACATCGAATCGGACCCGAATGCCCGTCCCAGTGGGCGGCGCGTGAAAACGATGGACGAAACGATTGACGGGATTGTGGCGAAATACGCCGCTGACCTCAACTAAGGATTTTCAAAATGCCCTCTCCGAATGCAGTCTTCACGGAAATCGTCTCGACGACGTTCCGTAATCACGCGAAGGAAATCGCGGATAACTTCACGAAGCACAACGCTCTTTACCGCAAGTTGGCCAAAGGTGGCCGCGTGCGCAAGGAAAGCGGTGGTTACAAAATCGTCGCGCCGCTCGAATACGCGGCGAACTCGACGTACCAGCGGTACTCGGGCTTCGAAGTGCTGAACGTCGGCGCGAGCGACGTTTTCACGGCGGCGGAGTACGACTGGCGGCAAATTGCTATCAACGTCGTTTCGTCGGGCTACGAGCTTCGCGTCAACCAGGGTGCGCAGCGGATTGCTAACCTCGCCAAGTCGAAAATTCGCAACGCGACGAACACGTTTGCGAACAACTTCTCGGCGGATATGTATTCCGACGGCGCGGCCACGAACCAAATCGACGGCTTGCAAAAGTTGGTTGCGGATACCCCCACTAACACGGTTGGCGGTATTTCGAGCAACACCTGGACGTTCTGGAAGAACATCGTGCAAAGCGCGGCTTCGCCCCTGCAAGGCGGCGGCGCCATTACCCCCAGCGGCACGGCTGGCGTGATGGAATCGCTCATGCTTCCGCTGTTCATCAAGCTGACCCGCGGCGCGGATAAGCCGAACCTGATCGTTTCCTCGGACGAGTATTTCACTTTCTACGAAAGCGGCCTGGTTTCGCAGAAGCGGTACGTGGACGAAGAAATGGCCGACGGCGGCTTCATGGCGCTCTCGTACAAAGGCGTCCCGGTCATGTTCGACGGGTCGAGCGGGATTGCCGCGGCGCACATGTATTTCCTGAACACGAACTACCTGGAACTGGTGGTTCACTCGGATGCAAACATGACCGTCATGGACGAGGCGAAGCCGTATAACCAAGATGCGGTTGTCGTTCCGATTCTGTGGATGGGCAATATGGTTTGCTCGAACCGCTCGCTGCAAGGCGTGCTGAAGGCGTGATTAGGAGGAACTGAATATGTCGTACTCTTCGCAACCCATTGCCGGCGCAAATTTCAACCGCCGGACTGATGTGCCCGAGTTCAAACTCGGCACCGTGGCACTCGGTACGGATGGCACGGTTTATACCTACGCTGTTAATACCAGCGGGGCGACCATTGCCACCGGTGCTCGGACGCTCTCGGCCAGCACTTTTGCGCTGACCTCGACGGCGGGCAACCATACCGCCGACACGGCTTTCCTCAACGGTGAATACGGCTGGGTCAAGCGCACGACCTCGCCGTTCTAATTTTTTCAACCCCTTTTGGGGGCGGTGTGACCGGACGGCTGTTTGTCTCCAAGCCTGAAAGTCCCCGCCCCCATTCTATTTGGAGACATTGAAAATGATGGTAGATAACGAGCGCCCGCCGTATGTTACGTTTGAGCGGGTTCCGGTGGAAGACCGAACGGCGTCAATTGCCGCGGGTAGGTATGTGGCGAAGGAGGTAGATTTCGTCACGATTACTCGTCCCGGTTCCCGCGATAGCGTGGTGAAGGAAGCGGAGCAGTATGCGAAAGAGCTTCAAAAACGCGCGGCGGATGGGCTGATTCCCGCCGAATGGCCGGGCATGTATGAAGCCGCTTACAAACGGTGGCGGGAAGGGGAAGAGATTCCCGTCATGGGCACGCCGATTAAGGGCTGGCAACTTCTTTCCCCGGTTTCGCAAAAGGCCCTGCTCGACGCGGGCGTTCGCACGGTGGAGGATTTGGCGAAAGCCAATGAAGCCACTCTCGCCGCTATTGGTCCCGGCGGCATTTCAATGAAGGAAAAGGCGAAATCATGGCTTGCAAGCGCGGAAAACGTGGGGGCGGTGGTCGAAGAACTAAACTCGCTCCGGGTCGCTCTTGAAGAGGCGCAGGAAACGATTAAAACGCTCGTCGCAGACAACAAACGACTGCTCGCACAGCTTCCGGAGAGGAAGGCTGAGAAAGTGGAGTTCTGAAAATGGCAAAGCAAACCGCGTTGGAAATTGTGAGGGAGTTCACTGACCGGCGCGGTTTGCCGCGCCCGAGTAATTTGCTGAACTCTTCGGAAAAAAGCGCGAGGCAATACCTGTCTTTGCTTAACGTACTGGTGCGGGATCTTCGCCGCTTTTCTTGGTCACAGCAGAAACTTCGCGCGACTTGGACGGCGGTTGAGAATGAGTTTCAAGGCGAGCTTTCGGCGTTGTTTGGTAATGATTTCATCGATTTCGTTCCGGGCACGTTTTGGTCCATTGATAAACGGCTTCCGCTCCGCGGCCCGGTTTCGGATCAGGAATGGGAAGCCTTGAAAGTGCTCACCACTGCCGGGCCGGAATACACCGTGTACGTTGCTGGCGGCGGGCTTTATTTGAACCCCATTCCCAAAGCCGGCGAACAGTTTTCGGTCGTGTATAAGACGAAAGCCGTGGTCCTCTCAAATGGCGTCGCGGCGGATGTAGTGACTGGAAACGAAGACACGTTCCTCGTTCCGGATGACGTAATTCACGCCGGTTTGCAGTGGGTGTGGAATAAGGAAAAAGGTGAAGCGTGGGCGGATGATTATGGCTACTACATGGCCCTAATCGCGGATCGACGCGAGCTTGCAAATCAGACCCCGCTGCAACTTGACGGTGCGGGAACGGCAACCCGCCCGAATATTGCCGTCCCTCCCGGTAACTGGGTGCTGTAATGTACGCGATTCCTGTTGGTATTTCCAGGCAGGCGTTTTCCTCGCCGGAGGAGCGGGCCTCTTTTCCACCGCCAGTTACGGGGCTGAATGCGACGTCAGCTTTAATGGGGATGCGAATTTCCGAAGCGGTGACTCTGGAAAACTTTATCGCGTACCCGGATCGGCTAGATACTCGTCCGGGGTTTCGTGATTGGGTGACAGGCTTCACTTCGACGCCGCGGCGGCTTTTTACCTACACGCCCGCGGGCGGAACAGAGAAGATGTTCCTATTCACCGACGCCGGTATTCATGACGTCACGACCGAAGGTGTGTTGAATGGGTCTTTGTTAAGCATCACCGACGGCCGTTTTACCGGCACGATGATTTCCACCGGCGCGGGCACTTTCTTCCTCGCGGTGAACGGCGTGGATTCGATGGTGCAATATAACGGCACTACTTGGTCCAGCATTTCCACCCTCGGAACGGTGAACACCAGTGAGTATTCCTTCATCGAGCTTTACCGGCAGCGGATTTATCTGGTAAAGAAGAACTCGTTGGATTTGGCGTATCTTCCTCCGAACTCCATTTCCGGCACGCCGGTTGAGTATAAACTCGGCGCCATTTTCCGGCGAGGTGGGAAGATTTCCGCGATTGGAACATGGACTATTGATTCCGGCGTCGGGCCGGATGATCACCTTGCGGTGATTACCTCCGAAGGCGAGGTTGCTGTATTTACTGGCCAAGACCCGGCTTCGCTCGCAACCTGGGTTCTTCGCGGCGTGTATTTTATCGGCAAGCCACTTGGCACTAGGCCGATGTATAAGTACGGCGGCGATTTGCTGATTATCTGCGAGAACGGGGTTTACCCTCTTTCCGCGGCGTTGCAATCTGTGGCGCTGGAACGTCAGCAGCCGTTGACGGAGCGGGTGAGGAATTTGTTCAACCAATACACCGCGGCCTGCCCCGTAGAAGGGGATTGCTGGCAGGTCATTACTCAACCGGATATTCCGTTACTGATTCTGAATATCCCCAATCTTTCCGGCCCGCAACAGCAGCTTGTGCAGCATTTGCAAACTGGGGCGTGGAGCGTCTTTACCGGCATTCCGTCAACCGCCTGGGTGCGAAAAGGGCAGCAGCTATTCTTTGCCGACAGAAGCGGCCGGGTTTGTTTGCTTGAGGGCGCTAATGACGCCGGCGAGCCAATTGAAGCTACGCTCGTACAGGCGTATACCAGAATGAGCAAAGCCCGCGAGAAAATGGTGAAGCTGGTGCGGCCTTATATCAATTCGCGTGGCGGATTTTTTTACACGATGGGAATGGCGTCTGATTTCAATGCTGTGCAAGAAAGTACCAACCCGCGAGATGGTGTGAATATTCTTCCCGGCATTTGGGGCCAGAGTAAGTGGAATGACGCCTACTGGGCGCCGGACGGTTTTACAATCAAAGACGACTGGTTCACGGTTCCTGATGAATATTCCACTTGGAAGGCGTTCGGGATTTCTATAAAATCTAACGCGGGCGTGATTAGTTACCTCGGCTGCGATTTGCAATTGATTTCGGAGAGCTGACATGACGTATGAAGAATTGCTCGCGCAGAACTCGGGGTTGAATACTTACGGACCCGAGTTTTGGAGCGCGGTTGGAACTCCGCAAGTGGGCGGCGGTGATACGACTGACTATTACACCCTCTACGAAGGCGAGCAACAGTTTCTTCAAAACTTCGGGCTTACGCCGCAGCAGGCGCAAGAACAGGGCTTGCGACTTGTTACCGGAGATTATGGGAACGATCAGTTTATCTCCGCGCTGGTTGACCCAAATGGACAGGTGATTGGGCAGAAGGTCACGGCGAAAAGCGACCCGATGGGGATGTTTGCACAGTTTGCGCTAGGCACGGTGGCGATGGTTGGCGGGATTGCTGCGCTGGGTTTGCCGCTGACTGGAACAGCAGCGGGCAGTGCGGCGCTCGGTGGGACCGCCGCTACCACTGGCGGAACGGCGGGAACGGTCGCCGCTGGAACCGGCGCAGCCGGAACCACTGCCGGAACAATCGCGGGCGGGACAGCCTCCGCAGGAGGTGCAGGAATGCTTTCGGGCCTTGGTAGTTTCGTAAACAGCCCGCTAGTTGCGGGTCTTGCGCCAATTGTGGCGGGGCAATTGCTTCAGCCGGATGCCCCGGAATTTCCTGATCCGATGGAGAGCGCCGGGCAGCAAGCGGAGCTTGATCGGCAGGCGTTTGATTACCAGCTTCAACAAGGGCGGGTTAATTCAAACACGCCCTACGGCTCGCAAACGTGGGTGCAGGAAGTTGGCCCAGATGGCATTCCGCGGTGGACGCTGAATACCAGCTTCTCGCCGGAAATGCAGCAATTGTTTGACGCGAACACGCAGTCTCAGTTGCAGCAGGCGGGGCTTTTGCAAGGCGCCGGGGATCGCGTTAGCGATGCGCTTTCTCAGCCGATTAACTGGGGTTCGATTCCCGGCGTGATTACCAGCATGGACCCGATGTACGGGACCGGCGGTTTTGACCTGCGAAACCTCTCCTCGCAATATGCCGATGTGATGACTTCGCTGAATCCAGCGGAGTATAATCAAATCGTAGCCGACGCGCTGTACCGGCAGAATGCGCGGTATCTTGACCCGCAGCAGAATCAGGCGCTTTCTAGCCTTGAAGCGAGGTTGGCCGAGCAAGGATTTGTTCCCGGCGGAACGCCTGGTTATGATCGAGAAATCGACAATTTCCGCTCGGCCTCGGAACGGGCGTATGCGGATGCGCGGGATCGATCGATTACCCTCGGGTCGCAGGTCGGCTCGCAGCAATTCGGGAATCGCTTGAGTGCGCTTGGGCAAGGATTTGGAACTGAGCTTTCCGGCGTGAATGCTCAAATGCAGCAGGAGCAGCAAAACTTTCAGCGCGGGCTTGCTTCGAGTACGTTTGCAAATCAGGCGTCCGGCGATGCGATGAACAGAATGCTGCTCCAGCGAAATCAGCCGCTGGCGGAACTGAACGCCATTCGCGGCGGAACGCAGCCGCAAATGCCGCAAGCGACGCCGCAATACTCGACCCCCGGAATGCAGGCGCCGAACCTCATGGGTTTGCAGGATAATCAGTATCAAAGTCAGCTTGCCGGGTATAATGCGAATGTGGCGAGTAATAACCAGCTTATCAATGCCGGGATGGGTTTTGCCGGGAGCTATCTCAATCGCGGAATGGGTGGAACAGCGCCGAGTAGTTCCGCGCCGAGTGGGCAGAACTTTACGAATTCCATGACCACGCCTTATGCCCCGCAGGGCGGTTATGATCCGTTCGCCATGAGCAATTGGTACACGAACCCCTTCTTGGGTTGAGGTGAATATGGAACAAATGTTTCCGGCCGAAATTCAGGCGCAACTCGCTCAAGCCCAGCAGCGGGAGAAGCTGGCGCAATTGCTGATTCAG